TCTTCTATAAAGGAACCACTGGAACTGATAGTATATCTGTTTCTATCAATGAAACTATTAAGGTTGGAGATGCTGTACAAGTATTCAAGAATAACAACTATCCACAAACAATTGATCAAAATCTAAGAACAATTTACAATATAGCATCATCTGATAAAATTGAGACAAATCTTTATGTTGATCAGGGTATAGATCAAATTAACTTTAAACCTCTGAGTTGGACTAAGCAAAAGGTTGATAGATATATTAATGGCGATTATGTTTATAAGTCTAGAGACTCAATTGAATCTCTAGTTTACCCAACTGCTAGAATAATCAAGAACCTTTCATCTAGTGCCACGGAATTATTTGTTGATGACGCACAATTCTTTAACTATGAGGAAAATAACTCTGTTCTGGTTATTTCTAGTGTCGGTGGATTAATTGTTACGGGAGATTCTCCAGTTGCTGCTGGACTTACTGCTGTAGTTTCGGCAGGAGGAACAATCCAATCTTTAAGTATCGTAAGTTCTGGAAGTGGTTATGTTGGTTCAGCAATTACTGTTTCAATATCTGCGCCTCCTACAGTTGGTGTTGGTGTTGGAACAACTGCAACTGCGACTGCTACGATAACAAATGGGCAAGTAACTTCTACGACTATAGTGAACCAAGGGTTTGGTTATTCACAAAACAATCCTCCTCAAGTTCTTTCTCCTCTACCCACATTCTCAAAAGAAGATGTTAACAACATCACTACAGTGGAGGGATTTGCTGGGATTATTACAGGAATCAGCACTACTTCAGGAACCTCTGGAAATCCATTAGCACTTAAGTTTAATCTTAATGCCACATCTTTTGTTGGACTTGTAACTGGATATCCACTTTACATTTTCAATACCTCAGTTGGATCTGGAGTAACTTCTATAGATGGAAGTAATTCTGCTGTTGTAGGAATTGGAACAACATTCTTGGATAATATTTACTACATTCACTCTATTACTTCTAGTGGATCAAATTCTGAAATAGTGGCAAATGTTCATTCCTCATCTAATATCATTGGAATTAACACATCTGGATCAACAAGTCAACCAATAGGTAGATTCTCTTGGGGAAGACTGTCTGGATTTAATAGATCAAGTAATCCAATATCTCTTGGTGTAACTGGATTCACAATTGATGCTGGACTTTCTACATTCCCATCAATTCAGAGAAGAGATTATGGACTAAGAGATAGTGGTGCCTTGAGAAAGGATCTTGGGTAGTATAAATATAGGAAAAAGCTAATAATATGTCTGCTATTGTAACAGATCAATTTAGAATTTTAAATGCGAATAACTTTGTAGAGAGTATTGATAGCTCATCAAATTCTTATTATGTATTTTTAGGATTGTCCAACCCCACTCAAGTTGGATTTGGAAGAACTTCTGATTGGAATACAAATACTCCAAATCCAATTGATAACTTTGACAATATTAGTCATGTTTCGGATACAATGATCTTTGGTAAAAAGATTACGTCTCTGAATGTAAGAAGATTAATTAGAAGGATTGATTGGACGCAGGGAACCAGATATGAAATGTATCGCCAAGATTACAGTATTACTTCTCCTTCACCTATAACACAATCTTCTAGATTATATGACGCAAATTACTATGTAATGAATAGTAATTATAATGTGTATATTTGTATTGATAACGGTTCTTCTGGAATTAGCACCACAGGAAATGCTTCGCAAGATGAACCATTATTTACTGATTTAGAACCTTCCAGAGCAGGTGAAAGTGGTGATGGGTATATCTGGAAATACCTTTTCACCGTTTCTCCTAGTGATATTATAAAATTTGATTCTACTGAATATATTTCTGTACCGAATAACTGGTCAACATCTACGGATTCCCAAATACAGGCGGTTAGAGAGAACGGAGATTCAACTACTAATAATAATCAAATCAAAAAAGTTTATATTCAAAATCAGGGATCTGGATATTCTGGTGGTCTTGGACAAGAGGTTAGCATTCTTGGTGATGGAAGTGGGGCAAAGGTTGTTGTAGATGTTATAAGTGGAAAAGTAACAAACGCTATTGTTTCATCTGGTGGTAAAAATTATACTTATGGTATGGTTGATTTGGGATCAATCAATGCTAATTCTACTGGCAATTTTGCCAAACTAATTCCAATTATTCCACCATCAAAGGGACATGGATATGATTTATATAAAGAGTTGGGAACAGATAAAATTTTAATCTATGCTAGATTTGATGATTCCACCAAAGACTTCCCAACTGATACTAAGTTTTCACAAATTGGTATTGTAAAAAATCCAACTTCAATCGGATCAACTTCAGTATTTACAGAAAATCAATTTTCTTCATTGTATTCTTTAAAGTTCTCAACGGTTTCTGGTACGATTAGTGTTGGGGATAAAATTAGTCAATCTGTAACTGGTGGATCAGCACACGGATATGTTGCTTCATATGACTCTGAAACAAAGGTTCTTAAATACTATAGAGATAGATCCTTATATTTCAATCAAACAACTTTAGATCAAACTGATTATGTTGGTGTTTCTACAAGTTCTAAAGTATTGAATTTTGAATCATCAGCAAATCCAGTTACAACTTCTGGTGGATTCTCTGGATCTGTAGATATTAATTTTACTGGTATTACTACAAATCCAACAGGAAACAAAATTATTAGTCTTGGTAGTCAATTTACAAATGGTCTCTCAAATCCTGAGATAAATAAAGGGTCGGGTGAAATTATCTACTTAGATAATAGACCATTGATTACAAGAAATTCTAGACAAAAAGAAGACGTTAAAATTATCCTGGAATTCTAAAAAATGCCACAGAAAACAAATTTAAATATCAATCCTTATTATGATGACTTTAATAAGGATAATAATTTTTATAAAGTTTTATTCAAGCCAGGATACCCAGTACAGGCTAGAGAATTAACGACGCTTCAATCAATATTACAAAACCAGATAGAGTCCTTCGGAAGTCATATCTTTAAAGAGGGATCCATGGTGATCCCAGGTAATATTAATTACGATTCTGAATATTACTCAATACGATTAAATCAAGATCATTTAGGAATTCCAGTTTCACTATACGTAGATCAATTAGTAGGAAAAAGATTAACCGGTCAAGATTCTGGGATTACTGTAGTAGTTGATAAGTATCTGCTCCCAGCAGATTCAACAGAAATTACAGACTTAACTTTATTTGTCAAATATCTTGGATCTGGATCTGATAATATTGTTAAAACATTAAATGATGGTGAATTTTTAATTACCGAAGAATCATTTGTTTATGGAAACACCTCCATTAATGCTGGAGATACTGTTGCCACATTAGTTTCCCTAAATGCTTCGGCAATTGGATGTGCCGTTGGAATTTCTTCTGGTGTTTACTTCATTAGAGGTACTTTTGTAGATGTAGCAACTGATAAAATTGTTCTGGATCCATATTCCAACACTCCTTCATATAGAGTTGGATTAAACATTTTAGAAGAAATTGTTACTGCTAAAGATGATTCTAGTCTTTATGACAATGCTAGAGGATTTTCAAACTATGCCGCACCTGGAGCAGATAGATTAAAAATTTCTACAGTTTTATCTAAAAAACCATTAACAGATTTTAACGACAAAAGTTTTGTTGAACTGATTAGACTTGATAATGGAGAAGTTAAGAAATTACAAAACAAGTCTGAATATTCAATTATAAAAGACTATTTTGCGAAGAGAACATATGAAGAGTCTGGTGATTATGCAGTAGATAAATTTAATGTTCAAGTAGCAAATTCACTAAATGATGGAATTTCAAACGAGGGAATATATCTATCTACTCAGGTAACTGATTCTGGAAATATTCCGTCTGATGATTTAATGTGTATTAAGATTTCCCCAGGAAAAGCTTATGTAAGGGGATTTGATATTGAAAAGCAAGCAACGACAATACTAGATGTAGATAAACCAAGAGATAAGGCAACCGTAGGAACTTCTCTAGTGCCATTTGAGATGGGTAACCTACTCAAAGTTAATAATGTTACTGGAACGCCATTTGTAGGCATTAATACTGGGAATAATACCCTGTCATTATATAATCAAAGAAAGGCATCTGAAGGATCTGGAACTGGAACTGAGATTGGACAAGCTAGAGTATATTCATTTGGGTTAAGCGATGCTGCTTATTCAAACGATGGAACAGAGTGGGATTTATATCTTTTTGACGTACAGACATTTACCAAACTAACTTTAAATCAAAGTCTAAATT